CTTGATTTTGTAAAATATCGTATTCTTTAAAAGAAAGTAATTGAGATGAACGTAAACCAAATCCAAATGCACCAAGAGGTTTAGAAGCTTTAATAACATTCATATCGTTATCAGAAACAGGGTATAGGTTTTTAAGATCATTTAATAATAAATCAAAAACGTTTGCTTCCATATCTTTAAATATAGAATAATCTTTTATATCTCTTCCGGCTATGTCAGCCATCGCTTCAGCAAGTCGAGGAGATTTAGTACTAACAAATTCAACAACAGGCGAAAGCAATCTATCAGCATTAGTAATACCTTCAGGACCTCGTTCAATCGAAGAAGCTAATCTTACGTTTTCAGATAACAAATCTTTTTGCTTAGTTAATTCATTTAAATCAATTCCAACAATTCTTTTATCTTCTTCTTCTATATAAGGATATTTACTTGGGTCAAATGAATCCGCAGGAACCTTTTGAGTAGATAAAGCGAAATCTAAATACTCATCAATCTTTCCGTCTTTTAATTGAACAGTAGCGTATCCCGGTGTTCCTGCAGAAAAACCTAGTTCAGAAAAATATGGATCATTTTCTTCAATCGTGTATCTTATCTGCTTTGTTTCATATTTAGGACCAGTTGTTTTATTTTTTTGTCCATATCGTAATAAGTTTAATAATTTTTGTTGTTCAGCTTCACCTGTTTGAAGTGCAGCATTAGCGACACGTGCAAATGGAGAATCAAAAGAAGGTGTTCCTGATTCTTTCGCTAATCTTAAAAAGAATTGAGTTCTAGGATCAGTTAATCTTTCTGTAAAAACATCTCGTCCCGTATCTTCAGAAAATGCTGTTTGATATAAAGTACCAGCTTGATTACCAGTCATAGGAAGAGCACCTGCAACTTTGCCGGCAGCTTGAAGATTTTCTAAATCTACGTTAGTTCTCCCTGTAAATAATTCACCAAATCCAGAAGCCACTTCTTTTAAAGTTCCCATAATACCTTTAGTATTAAGACCTAAACTTTTCTTTAAAGCATCTCCTTGATCTTCAGTTAATCCAGCAATGTTAATAATATTATCAGCAACTGCTAGTTTTTCTTCATAGTCTTGAAATTGTTTTTCAGCGTCTTTAAATCTTTCTAAATCTTGAAATATAGTTTGACCGCCTGCTTGGCTAGTTGATATATCTTCTTGCTTATCCATTTGAGCAAGAACTTCTTCTGTAGATACTCTTTCTTCTGTTCCTGGCGGTGCTTCGTTAGCAGTGTCGTAATTTATAATCGCTTGTTCAAATTTTTCTTGTCCACCGTATTTATCGTAAATACTGTTTATACCTTCTTGATTATTATCTTTAAAGAAACCTTGAAGAATATTAAAATCTTCTTTTATATCTAAAGCTGCTGCCATATTAACTCAGCTTTTTAAAGTCTACATCCACTTTACTGTAATCTACAGCTAAATATCCTTTAACTTCAAACGAAGCTTCTGGTACTTCTTGAGCCATTACTCCTTGATATCTATGAGGACTATCTATATAATTAAATTCATAGATATTTATTCCTGACGGAGATTGTCCTACTAGTTCAATATTTTCTTTTAATCTTATATCACTAGGCATACCACCCATACCATAGAACGCTCCAGCGGCGCCTGCAATTTGACCAAATGGTGAAGTTCCACCTATTACCTGACCTACTGTACCAGAACGCTCTTCACCGTAAGAACGAATCGGAGCACCTGTAAGAATACTCGATAAAAATCCAAGTTGCCCTCTTTCAAAACCTTGCTGTTCGACAAAGTCACGATAATTTTCTAATAATTTTTGTTGTTCTACTGCCTGCTGTAATCCACCGAACTGAGTTGCAGCGGCAGCTTCTTGAAGTCCTACTTGACCTAACTGCGCTTGTAACGCAGGAATTGCTTGCGCAGCTTGCATCTGACCAGTTGCAGCGGCAGCACGATCTTGAGCAAATCTTCCTGCAGCTTCAGAAAACGCTTGAGATTGTAATTGAGCTGTAATATCACCAGCTTTCTTTGCTGTTTCAGCTTGAAGGACAGCTTCTTGTATTCCCTGTCTTGTTCCACCAAAAGCACCTGATTGAACTGCTTGTGCTCGTTGTCCTTGTGAAGCTAAAGCTGATTGTTCTTGTAAATTTCTGATAGCAGCATTTGTAACTTGTTGAGTATAAGGATTCATATATTGCTGAGCCATTTGAGGAGTAAACTGCATTCCTGCAATATCAGCCGCGGCTGATACTCTTTGCTGTGCTTCAGGTATAACTCCTGATGCTCCGAACTGACCTAAATTTGTTTGTGCTTGAGTTATTGCAGCGTTTTGCAACTGAGTTAAATCTGCAATACGATCTCCTGTGTATGCTTGAAATGGTTGTTGACTTGCAGCATTCGCTCTTGAAAATACAGATTCCTGTAAATCTTTAAAGTACTGTGGAATTTCATACTGTACTTGACCTTGACTTGGTGCTTGTACTACAGTTGAAGTTGGTTTAAATAAACTTCCCATTATAAATTATCTCCGTATGTGCCGCCTAGATATTCGAAGTTTTGTCTCATTAACCATTGATGTTTTCTATCGATATCGTGTCCTTGTGTCATTTCAAGTATTAAAGGCATTTTCGTTAGTTTAACGTATTCTTTAACATATTCTAGCAATTTTTTTGCTATTCTACTATTCCTTTTTTTATTATCTACGTAGAGCCAATTCACTCGATAAAACTTCTTATCTGTGTACCACATATCCCCTAATACTAAAGATATCGTTCCTATAATTTTACCTTCTTTTTCAGCCACGATAACGAAATGATTATAAATAATATCATGTATATAAGCATCTCCCTTTCCTGTATTAGGTTTTCCTAAGTTTAAAGGCGATTCTTTTAGCCAATTAAGAAGTAAGTTTCTAATTGGTCGTACATCGTCTAAAGTCGCTTTGCGATAGTTAATCAAGTAATCCTTTCGATTTTAAAGCGTCTATTAGTGTTCCTAAAATATTAGCTACATCTGATAATGTAGCAGTGGATGCATCTAGATTCTTGGTTGTCGTAACATTACTCGTAGTAAAACCCGTACCAGCGGGCTGAGTTATTTCTAATAAATACTGTTCTAAGTCAGTAACCGCTCGATTATATATCTCGTTTATATCGTCTTTATTTCGACTTAAAGGAATCGTAGGAGGTCTTTTAAAAGTCATTATCGTTTACCATCGGGTCGAGCATCAACACGTAAAGTTCCAAATCTCCAATTATCATCTACACTAGAATCACTTAATATTTTTACTGCGATTTGCCTTCCTCTCGCTCTCGTATTTACATCTCTCGTACTAGAAGTAATATCAATTACTCCTGATTCCGTTTGAGTATCAGCAGGAAATTCTCTTGATAATAAATTCATTTTAACTGTTCCTTGTAAGTTTTTAAAATCAGGAATATATCCTCGAATAAACATGAATTGATCTCCGTCTGCAATATCTACATCTCCACTAGTAAGATATGATTCCATAATCGCACCATTTTTAGTTGTCCCTGTTTCGTGTTCATAAATAAAACTACGACCAGGGGATACTCCGTTTAATGTTTGAGTAGTCGCTTCTGTAGAATTATTGTAATACTCCGTAGCTTGTGGAACGCTAAATACTCCCTGATCTATCCAAGTACTACGATTCATAGTTCCGATATACCATACATTTTCTTGATAATTATAAATAACATATCGATCTATTTGACTTGAATTCGCTGAACAATAAAACCAGATAACTTCATTAAATTCATTATTCTCACCCGCATAAATTTGAGGATTTTGAGATGTATTAATATTATTAAATACATAAGATTTAACACTACAAGGAAGTTCTTGAATTGAACCTCGATAGACCATAAATCGACCTTCCGACATCCAATAGGCTGTATCATTAACAACTACTGTAGAATTCATACCCACAGCTCCACAATCTGTTCCTAATAATCGAAAGCCAAAAGTAAAGGGAGGACCGATAAACTGCATACTATGAAGTCCTAAGTCAGTCCATACTAAGATTTCGTTTCTTGTTTTCTTTGCAGATACAATTTTACTACCTTCACCTAATCTTTGAGAGCCCGCTGTATTTGTTGTTGTAGGAGTCCATTGTGTAAAATTTTCTTGATCTGACCAGCGAATAAACATCGTGTCTTGAGTACTCGGAGTTCCTATCGTTAATTCCGTTCCAAAACAAATTAAATGACGATCAGGAGTAGAAACTAACCCTGTAATAGAAGCGGTAGGAGCATTACTAACTTGAGTCATTCGATTATTGTCTAATCCTGCGGAAGTATCCCAAACGTAAGTTCCACCGTTCTTTTTCCAACCGTATAAATCTTCACCCGCATTATCGAAACTCCACATTCCCATATCGAGAGTAACGTTAGAAACGGAACGAGCAGTTCCCCAACCTTCCGATCCGTAAGTATAAGTTCCCCAACCGTATCCTACTGTTTGAACGTCAGGTTCTACTGTTTCTTCAAATTCCGCATCTCCACTTCCTGTCGTTGTAATACCCGCACCTGATTCCGCAGACGGCATTTCAATATAAAAAGCATCTCCGTTAGCAACACCTTGAACTTCAAATTCACCCGTTTCAAAATCAGAAACAGTATAGGAAGTACTTGCTGTTAGTCCTGATATATTATCAAAGATAACAAAATCACCAGCGCCAGCACCGTGACTATTAATATTAACTGTAACATTTGAACTACCATTCGTAGATGTAAATAAACTTGTTAAAGACGTATTAGATTGACGTATCGGGGTAATATCGTAAAGATTTCCACCGTTAAATATGTAAACTTTTTTATTTGTGCCAAGTCCGATATATCGACTTCCGTCTAAATCGAACCATGCTTTAATTCCTCGAACAGCTCCGACCATCGCTGAACTTGCGATACGAAGCCAACCTCCTATCTTTTGAGGAAGTCCGAATCGAAAACGAACTTTATCACAATCTACCCAAGTTCCTTCCGCACCATATTCCGTGTTTTCTTTATCGATTCCAGGTCTAAATTGAACTTTATTCAGCATCTTTCTTATTTAATAATTTAGCGGTTGTTACTAAATTAGCTTTCACCATTTCATTTCGAAAGCTTTCAATAGCGGCCCCTGCTTGATTTGTTTGTCGAGAATTTTCAATCATAAGTAAAGGCATCATCGCCATCGCACAACCGTATTCATCTAATTCTTCACCCGTTTGAGGATGCGTTCCTCTTATTTGAATAAACCAAGCACAGTCAAACTTTTTACAAGGTTTAAAGTTATTAAGAGGACAGTTATCTTTAACTTCAATTTTCAATGTTAATCTTTCGAAGCGATAATTAAATCGACATATTGAACGTCTAAATTAAAATCATCACTGAATGAGTGAGTGTGAGAACTACCAGCTAAAGTACCAACGCCGTGACTGTGCGCTTGATCAGAACCACCAGAAGGAATATCTAAATATTCATAACTCGCACCACCACCTGAGGAAGATCCTCTATTTAGTGTTCCTTTATCTTCCGTTTTCGCTCTTTGAGAAGGTGTTAAAGTATAGCTAGGAAGTTGAGCTTGCGTTAGAACGTGACCTGCAGTGCTTCCTGTAATAGTTACGGAAGTACCTCCTGATGTACCACTGACAGTTTGAGCTGTATTAAACGCTCCTGAAAAAGTATTACTACCACCCGAACTTGCTGTTCCTGTCACGACACGTAACGCTTTATTATTATGTGTCGTATCTTTCGTCCAACCAGTTGGTGCCGCTGTTTGTTGAAATAACATTTTCGTTCCAGAAGGAAACGGTTGAATCCCCGTTAAAGATGATCCATCACCTGTATAAGTAGTCGCATTAATCGTATCAGCACTTAACGTTCCTAACGAATTAGCGAAAAGATCGACCATTTCGTTTCCGTTTTTATTATACATAATCGTATGCGCACCTTGACTTACTGCAACTCCATTTGCTGTATGACCTGTAGGAGCAACTGTTAAAGTATAACTACCGGAAGTATTATTATGAAAGATGTATTCTTTTTCTACAGCAGGAACGTAGACATAAATATTCCCTGTTAGTGTTCCTGTAAATTCAATAACTTTATTGGCAGCTTCATTAGTCGTTTCAACATCAGGGTCTCGATTCGCTTGACTTAAAGTAACGTTCGTGCTACCAGAAACATTTTTAGTAAGATAACCTCCTACAGCGGCGTCAATAACTTGAAGATTATCGTTTGTGTTATTGCCCCAAATACCAGCGTTTGCGCCAGCTTCCATAAGTTCTAATTTTAATCGATCTGAATATGTTGATGCCATTTTATGCCGCTATCTCCGTCCATGTGTTTGTACTTGAAGTATCTACATTAGACCAACTACTGGTAACTGATGTATCTACATCAGTCCACACATTATTAGCACCTGGTATTTCCTGCCAAATAATAGGTGAACCTAAACTTATATTAGCAGAAAATCCAGAAATTGGAAGAATTTGTTCTGTTGATACTGTAACGTTTCCTTGAATTAATTGTAGTTCTTGACCTGTCACTGTAGCAAAAGTATTAATTACTACAGAAACACTATTTAACGCACTAGTTGCTTCTTCTCCTGTAACAGGAATAACAGCGTTTCCTACTACTGCTTCCTCTCCTAAACTAGTAGTTAATTCTTCACCCGTAATAGAAACTATCGCACTTCCTACTACTGTTACATTTGAAAGAGTTGAAGTTGCTTCTTCTCCTGTTTCAATAATAACAGCATCTCCGATTACTATTTCATCAGAAAGAGCGGTTGTGGCTTCAACACCTGTAACACTAAATACTTGATTTATCGCAACTGTAACACTAGAAACATTTCCTGTCGCTTCAACCCCTTCTTCAATAACGACAGCATCTCCTACGACAACTTCATCTGATAATGTAGTTGTCGCTTCTACCCCTGTAACAGAGAATACTATTCCTGTAAATACAGTAACGTTGGATAAAGAAATAGTTGCTTCTTCACCCGTTTCAATAATAATCGCATCTCCGACTACAACTTCGTCTGATAATGCTGTTGTAGCTTCCTCTCCTGTTACAGAAACATTCGCATTAGTAATAACTGTTTCATTTCCTAAAGAAGAAGTTAGTTCTTCTCCTGTTATTATAGCTATTGCTCCTGCTGTAACAACTACGCTATTTAAAGAGGAAGTTAATTCTTGACCAGTAATTACTATAGTAGCGTTTCCTACTACTATTTCATTTCCTAAAGAAGAAGTTAATTCTTGACCGTTTTGATTAATTACTGTAGATGCAGCTACAGTAACGCTGTTTAATGAAAGAGTAAGTTCTTGCCCTGTAACGAGAACTGCAACGCTAGTACCTCCTTCTGCTGAAAAAGGTGCTTCAGCGAATGATAACCTAGCTAAATACATAATTAGATATTAAATGGATTACGCTCCATTATCTACTATAACGCCACCGTTTTCAACCCATTCTAGTATCTCTTGATAGTGTCGGTTTGCTTCATTGTGAGGAACTAAAAGTATTTTTCCATCATCTAGCACTACTTTATATGAAGTATGCTCTCCTTCTAAATATTGTTTTTCTACACTGTTAATCATAATTCTGCATCTACCTCTAAATAATTACTTGATGAACCATCTGGGTTTCTTATATAACCCGGCTCGCCACTTGTAAAACTTCCAGAAAAATTCATAAAGACTTCTTTTTCTGAAACCGCTGTTGAATTTAATGTTACATTTGTTGTGCCGCTTGGTGTTCTATAGGCTATTGTTCCATTTTGAGTAACGCTAGGACCTGTTCTCATTACAACTGGTAAAATAGTTGGACAAAATACTTCACTTGAATTTGCAGAGTAAGCCATTCCGTTTGTCATATTACACGAAGTAGGTGCAGTAGAACCAAATATTTGATAATACCTCTGACACCTCTGTAAATTCACATCATAAGGTATAAATTCGAAATCCGAGGCGGATGTATCTGCTTCGAGTTGGATGCCTGTAATGTACCAAGTATTTCCTATTGTGTCAGCTAGGCTGATTGTGCTATCAGCGTTTCTGTCTGTATTATCTTGTGTGTGCCAAGAAGATGAAGGTGTTCCACCACGATAATTACTTCCACTATCTAACCACCATTCTATTTGAAAACCAGCTCCATTATCATTGTCAATAATATCTGTGGTGTTTCCTACAAAATTTAATGTTTTCTTTTCCCAAGTGTTAGCAGAGTTAATTGTATAACTGTTATTTATAAATTTACCCCCATCGACTTGTCTGATGTTTTGACTTAATATTCCTGTTTTATTAGATTTAACCCAAAAAGATAAAGTTAAACTTTCAGCATTAGAAGTTCCAAATTTTAAAAGTTGGCAATTTTGTGCTTCAACATAATGGTATAAAATTAAATAATCAGCAGCCGAAGGAGAAGCATCAGCCGTTGTACATTCCATTTTTAAAGAGTTAGCAAAACCTTGTCCTGTAGGAACATCAGTTGATTGAGATTGTGTCCAAGTACCTAAAGAACTTATTGTTGTTCTAAATCTATCCACTGTGTAATATCCAGCAGAAGATATACTTGCTTGTGAAGTACCCCTCTGTGCAATCGACATATCCCCGTTGATAATCAAATTCTTAAAATTGATCGTACCCGCAATCTTCGCAGCGGTGATATCTTGGTTCGGTCCTAAACGGGTGATGGCCATCTAGTTATAACTCCTGTTCTTGTTCAGCTTTAAAAGTAGCCCAAGCATCTTTAACATCTTGTGTCCATGCGGCATTACATATTGCCTGAACTTTTTGATCTTGACTAGAAATATTTTGATGGGGGTGAAGAACATGGCGATGTCTTGTTCTTGATATTTCGACACCATTTTCTTTTAAAATTGTATCAGTGGCAACTTGAACAGCCTTGTATTCACCTACGACTTCAATTTTAGTGATAGTTGTTTCTTTTGTTATTGTCATTGTTTTGTTCCTATGTTGTTGTTTGATATGTTCCACCTAAAACTATATAAGAAGGTAGCCCTGCAGTTGCTGGAGCTACATAGTTTCCATTTCCAGTTCCCAATCTATAATAAACAAGTTTTATAGTTGATTGAGCACTTAACATTATAACACCTAAACCATGAGCAGTGGCGTCTTGAGCTAAAACATTACAATCATTTATTGCTCCCAAGGACATTGCGCATCTATTTCCAGAATATTCAAAAGGAAGTCCTCCTATTTCAATAAAAGTTCCTGTTCCATCTGAGGATGCTGAAGCAGACAATCTAATTGATATAGAAACTAAATTACCCACCTTTGTGTAAAAACCATGTTGCTGGGTATAAGTCACACTTGAATCACCATTACTTGCTTCAAGAGTTGGAGTAAAAGTACCCTCTTCGTAATCATCTAATAAATTAGAGGCACTTGGAGAAGTAACACCTAAATTAATACCTGAAGGAAAAGTAACACTATCCCCTGAGGTAAAGCTGACCGCATTACCTGTACGAGATTGAATATTATTTACCTTGATCGTGGACAATGATTACTCCTATATCTTTGGGTTGTCAGCCTTGATCTGTGCCACTCTGTCTATTTCCGCCTGAAGTCCATTTTCAATAATGTTCTCCAATTGTTTAGCAGGTCCACCGTAAAGAGATACTCGAGTAGAAATTACTTGAGCATTGGTCTCTTCTACAGATGCTGCCGCTTCGAAAGCATTGAGTTGATCAGTCGTAGGCTTGGCAACACCGTCAATGTTCCACTCTTTAATGTAGGGACCTTGACCGTTCGAGTCATCTTGTAATAAGACGTCAGTCGTGAAATCGACCGAACTCACGCCATTATCAGCTAGATACTTCTTAATTTTTGTACTTAATTGTGCCATGTTTTACTCCTTTATATTTTTTACACTATTTTTCATTATCTTGCTACCACTGGTATTCCTGTTGATGTGACAAAGGGTGATTCTGCAAATGCCATGTAAATTATTGTATTTCCACTACCATTTGTTCCTGTATCTACATTTCTTATTTTAAATCCGTTAGATAAAAAATCACTTCCATTTGATTTGTTATATTCAGCACTTGAATTATTTGGCTCTAAAGATGCTTCAACAGGATTGAATGTATTTCTTGTATTATCTCTCATAACCCAATTAGTACTTCCATTATTTGTGTTTTTCCATATAACAAAAGCAGGTCTAAACCCAGTATAGACGAATGTTCCGTCTGTACTTCCATTCCCTGTATAGCTACCGAACTTGCTATATCCTTCTATTTCTGCGAAACAGTAGGCAAGTTGGTCTGCACCTGATTTATTATTTTCATCATTTGCACCTATTGAAAATACAGTGCTAGTTGGCTCTGTATTATTCCATACAACAGAATTAGTTGCAGTTGCTGATGTTTGATTTAATCTTACAAAATCAGTTGCTGAT